TAGCAAGAGACAGAATTTCTAGTCTGCTGGGATTTTTTGGATTTTCTACAATGTAGAAAACTTTTCTACATTTATCATTCAGACAAGGCGGATTATCCGCAAGAATTTTTTAGGGGAGCAACAGAACGTCTTTTGGGGTGATGGATTTGCTGGAATACAAGAGCTTTTACAAGGTCGTTGGAGGTAATGAGGGCGATAAGTGCCATTACCAAACACGTCTTGACACATATGGCTGCGGTTGCCAACACGACTGCAAATATTGCTATGCAAAATCGCTTCTTTCGTTCCGTGGACTCTGGAATGCGAGCCAACCTTCGGTTGCCGACATTAATAAGGTCAAGCGCAAGGTCGCTAGGATTCCCGAAGGTTCCATCGTCAGGCTCGGTGGAATGACCGACTGCTTCATGCCGTTGGAGAAGCGGGAGCGAGTTACGCTTGAGACAATCAGGGCGTTGAACGAACGTGGTGTCGGCTACCTGATTGTCACCAAGTCTTCGCTCGTTGCCGATGACGAGTACATCGCCGCGATGGACAAGAAGCTCGCACACATTCAGGTCACGGTCACGACACTCGATGACAGTTTTGCTGCTACCTACGAGAGAGGTGCGAGCAAGCCCTCGGAACGGGTCGCTGCAATCCTGAAGCTTCAGCGCGAGGGGTTCGACGTTGCTATCAGGCTCAGTCCGCTCATTGACGGCTTCATGGACTTCGACCGTCTCAACTCGCTCGGCATCGACAAGGCGATAGTCGAGTTCCTTCGAGTCAACACGTGGGTCGAGAAGTGGTTCGATATCGACTATTCCAAGTACGTGCTGAAGCAAAGCGGCTACCGACACATGAAGCTCAAAGACAAGATTGAGCTTCTTTCCAAGGTGAGGATTCCGAACGTGAGTGTGTGCGAGGACTACACCGAGCACTATGATTATTGGAGAGAACATTTCAATCCGAACCAAGAAGACTGCTGCAATCTGAGAAAGGAGAATTAACGATGAACAAGACCCAAGTAACGTACATGGACGTTGACAGGCTTATACCGTATGCGAACAACCCGCGACTGAACGACGATGCGGTGGATGCCGTAGCGGCGAGTATCAAGGAGTTCGGTTTCAAGGTTCCAATCGTCGTTGACGGCGAGAACGTCATCATCAACGGCCACACGCGGCTGAAGGCTGCGCACAAGTTGGGACTGAAGCAGGTGCCAGTAATCGTGGCGGACGATTTGACGCCCGAGCAGGTGAAGGCGTTCCGTCTGGCCGACAACAGGACTAGCGAGCTTGCTGAATGGGACATGGACAAGCTCGATATCGAGCTTGACGGCATCGCTGATATCGACATGAGCGATTTCGGATTCGATGACGATGCTTTCGGTTTTGATGCTGAAGACCAAGACTTTGAAGATGAAAAAACGTCTGAAGACAAAGACGTTGGCATCAATGATGAAAAGGCTTTGGTTGTCGATTGTGCGGACGAAGATGAAATGGAAAAGACGTTTGCGACGTTAACTGGGGAGGGTTACAAGTGCAGAGTCATCACGCTGTAAATATCAAACGAGAGTCGAAGCCGTCCAGTAGTTTTCGCGTCAGCTGCGTTCGCAATGAATTTGATTACCAGTCTGAAATAGTTCAGGAGAACATTACTGGCATATTGGACATTCCGAATGAATGGAATATCGGCTGTATCGTGGGCGGTAGCGGTACAGGCAAAACGACGATTCTCAATGAGATTTTCCCTGATACGATTGTGAGCTTGCCGACAGATAGAGCTGATAGCGTCATTGATGACATGCCTGATGATGTGAGCGTGAAAGACATTGAGATGATGTTCACTAGCATCGGTTTTTCTTCCGTGCCGAGTTGGCTGAAACCGTATCGTGTCCTCAGCAATGGCGAGAAAATGCGCGCTGATTTGGCGTATACGCTCCTCAGTACGAATGATGGGGGCATTGTGTCGTTCGATGAGTTCACGAGTGTTGTTGACCGTGACGTAGCGCAGAATCTTTCAATTTCATTGCAGAAGACTGTCAGAAGAACCGAGAAGAAATTCATCGCGGTGACCTGTCATCGTGACGTGCTCGATTGGCTTCAGCCCGACTGGTGCTTTGACACTGACAAGGGTGGAATGATTTGCCCAAAAGCTTCAGGCCCACGTCACGACGATTTTCAATCAGACGATGTGGGCGCGACGAATGGCGAAATTTTAGCAGATATCATTATCTGACGAGTCAGCTTAACAAGTCATCAAAATGTTATGGTCTTTACACGCTAAATGGGTTGCAGATTGGGTTCTGTGCTGTGACCTATTTTCCGAGAAGCAACGGTACTGCCTGCAAGAGGATACATAGACTCGTTATTAATCCTGACTGGCAGGGTATTGGTCTTGGGAAAAGGTTTGTGACTGAAGTTGCAAGAATCGAGAGAAAGACGCACGACGTTTTCCTTGTGTCGAGCAACCCGGCCATGAAGCACGCTCTGAAAGGCTATGACGATTGGCATTGCCAGAGAAATTCATTCTCCAATAATGTCGGGAGCAAAATTAAGTCATCTAGAAAAGTCAAGACGGCAACTTTTGTGATGAGGAGGAAAGCTCAATGAGCATCAAAAAGATGAACCTACAGGAGCAGGCAGTCGAGATTCTGAAGATTGCAGAAGAGACTGGCGTCCAGACAAACTTTTTCTTCGTTACGACATTCAAGCGGTATCAGGTGCAGCTCAACAACCTTTCCGAGCTTGAAAAGGCAATCAAGGAAACGGGAACGCTAGTCACGAAGGAGTACGTGAAGGGCCGCGCTAACATTTACGTTAACCCAGCCGTTACCGAGTACAACAAGACCACTGACAGCGCGAACCGCACGGTCACCACGCTCATGAAAATCATCAAGGGATTCGCCAAGGAGGACGAGGAACGTGATTCCGATTACGACCCGCTCATGGCGATAATCAACGGTGAAACCGATGAAGAGTAGCGGGAACGACAACCCTGCATATGCCTACTGCGTCCGAGCGCTTGAAGAGGACACCACACCAAAGTACGTCAAGTTACAAATGAGACAATGGCTTGAGGTGTTCGATGGGAACGACGATAGGTACTTCGTCAGCCCGAAGAAAGTGCGGCAGGTCGAGAACGTCTTGAAGATTCTCGTCATGCCGAAGGGATTGAAGGCGGGGCAGTCGCTCTACGAATGCACGTGCGGCTATCAATGGCTGTTGTACATGGCGGTTCTCTGCACCGTGCGCAGGGACAACCCAGACAAGCGGCGATACGAGATTGGTCTGCTAGAGATATCCAGAAAGAACTTCAAGACGTACACCATCGCCACCATCTTCATCATCCTGTTCCTGACCGAGCCGCAGTTCTCGAAGTTCTATTCGGTCGCGCCTGACGGCTCGCTTTCGAGGGAGATTCGGGAAGCAATTGCCGAGACGCTGCGCTCGTCACCGCTCGTGTACGAGTACAAGGACAACAAGCGATTCAAGATTCTGCGCGACTACATTTCGTTCAAGCCGACCAACACGACGTACATTCCCTTGAGCTATTCGACCTCAAGGATGGACGGACGTTTGCCCAACGCATTCTGTGCGGACGAGGTCGGTGCGCTGCCGACAAGCTACGCTATCGACGCTATGGAGTCTGGACAGCTCAACATCCTGAACAAGCTCGGCTTCATAATCTCAACCAAGTACCCGACAATCGACAACCCGTTCGAGAACGAGGTCGCCTATTCCAAGAAGGTTCTTGACGGGATTATCAAGGACGATACTCGATTCTCTTTGCTCTACGAGCCTGACGATACGAAGGGATGGATGGAGGACGATTTAATCATGCGCCAATCCAACCCCGTCTCGCTTGAGATTCCAGAGATTTGGGATGACCTGAAGAAGAAGCGGGCGCAGGCGATAGCGATGGAGAACAAGCGCGAGAACTTTCTCACCAAACACTGCAACATCATCTATCAGGGACAGGGTACGGAGACGTTCATCGACGTTGCCGATGTTCAGGCTTGCAAGGTTGCCAGCATCGATTGGAGGGGACGTGTCGTTTACATCGGACTCGACCTATCGGAGTCGAACGACAACACTTCCGTTGCAATGGTTGCTGTCGATGACGATAACGACATCCTCGCCGATGTGTTCGCATTCGTCCCAGAGGGACGTATACCAGAGAAGAACGCATACGAGCGTATCGACTACAACGAGTTCGTGAGGTCTGGCAAGTGCTTTGCATGTGGCGATAGGGTCATAGACTACAAGTATGTCGAGGACTTCATAATCGGGATTGAGGAACGTTTCGGGGTGCAGGTTCAGGCGGTGGGCTATGACCGATGGAACGCACTCAGCTCGGCGCAGAAGCTCGAAGCGGCTGGGTACAACACCGTCGAGATTAGGCAGCATTCATCGGTGCTTCACCCGCCCACGAAACTGTTGCGCGAGAAGATACTCAGCGGCGAGTTCGAGTACACCGAGAACAAGTTGCTTGAGATTAACTTCCAAAACGCCCGATGCAGCTACGACACGAACAAGAACATGTACGTCCACAAGAAGCGGAGCAAGGGCAAGGTCGATATGGTCGTTGCCCTTATCAACGCAATATACTTGTTGCAGCAGGACGTTGTGTTCGGACAGATGCCTGACTTCACGGTTCAGGTGATATAAGGAGGTGCGGGGAATGGCTCTATTCAGACGAAAGAGGGATACGGTCATCGGTGATGACGGTACCGTGAACGATGTTTTGCTCAGGGCTTTGCTCAACGGGGAGACGATAGACAGGGGTAAGGCGATGACGCTTCCAGCCGTGGCGAGTGCCGTTGACCTTATCTCGGCTTCGGTAGCCTGTATGCCCGTCAAGCTCTACAGGCGCAAGAAGGGTATTGTCGAGGAAGTGGAGAACGACACCCGTGTGAAGATGCTCAACGGTGACACGGGGGACACACTGGACGGCTACCAGCTCAAGAAAGCGATGGTCGAGGATTATCTCATGGACAAGGGCGGCTACTGCTACATCGCCCGAAGCCGAAACGATGTTACTGGTCTGTACTACGTTGCACCGAGCAACGTCACCATCAACATCAGCCCTGAGCCGATTTACAAGACGTATGACATTATCGTGGGTGACGGTACCTACAAGCCGTTCGAGTTCGTGAAGCTTGTACGCAACACGAAGGACGGTGCTTCTGGTGTAGGCGTTACCACCGAGCTTTCAAAAGCCCTTGAGACTGCGTATCAGACCTTGCTCTATCAGCTCGGATTGGTGCGGGCTGGCGGCAACAAGCGGGGTTTCCTGAAGTCTCAACGCAAGTTGGGTCAAGAAGAGATTGACACGCTCAAGGCTGCATGGGCGAACCTTTACGGGAACAGCGAAGAGAACGTTGTCGTTCTGAACAACGGTCTTGAGTTCCAAGAAGCTTCATCGTCTTCAGCCGAGATGCAGCTCAACGAGAACAAGCGGCAGCTAGCGGACGAGATTAACGCAGTGTTCCACATCCGCGAGAGCTTCGAGGAAACGTACAAGTTCGCTATCTACCCAGTCGTTCGTGCATTCGAGACGGCACTCAATCGAGATTTGCTGTTGGAGCGCGAGAAGCGCAACTACATCTTCGCGTTTGACGATTGGGAGATTATCAAGGCGAGTCTTAAGGACCGATACGAAGCCTACAAGCTCGCAAGGGAATGCGGCATCATGACAATCAACGAGATGCGCAGGCGCGAGAACATGAACGAGATTTACGGGCTTGATATCATCGACCTCGGACTCGGTTCCGTGTTGTACAATACGACCAATGGCGAGTATTACACCCCAAACACAGACTCGACCATGCAGACGGCGCAGATTGACAGGGGCATCGCTGGCAAGTCGGTTGCCATTGACTACGACAATACCATCGCCGAGAACGGCATCCCGACTGCCGAGATGGTTGGCAAGGTCAAAGCCCTGAAGGATTCTGGTGCGAAGGTCTATCTCTGGACGGCACGAACGGGCAAGGACAGGGACGATGCAATCAAGGCTTGCAAGGAAGCGGGCATCGAGTTCGACGGAATCCTAGAAGGCAAGCCAGAGGTCGATGCTTTCGTGGATGACAAGAGCGCCGACATTGACGATTTGATTGAGGGGGGTGAACCAGATGCAGATTAAGATTCGAGAGGACAGCGTAGAGATTGACGGCTACGTTAACGCAGTAGAGCGTTTGAGCAAGCCGCTCAACTCGCGCATGGGCAAGTTCGTTGAGCGAATCCGCAAAGGGGCTTTCGCCCGTGCGCTGAAGCGAAACGACGATGTTCACGTGCTGCTCAACCACGACTGGACTCGTGACCTCGGCAGCACCAAGAGCGGCAACCTTGAGCTTACAGAGGACAACATCGGGCTTCGTGCAAAATGCACCATTACCGACCGAGACGTTATTGACAAGGCGAAGCACGGTGACCTCGTGGGATGGAGTTTCGGTTTCAGTGACCGCGACGTTGAGAAAACCGTCGAACGTGGGATGCTCACCCGCGACGTGAACGACCTCGACCTTTACGAAGTCAGTATCCTCGACCGCTCAAGGGTACCAGCCTACGACGGTACCCTTATCACAGCCCGTGACGCAGGCAGCGACGCAGGCAGCGAAGAGCAGATGTTCGTCACCGAGCTTTTCGATGACACCGAGAAACCAGACAACGAGCGGGACGATGGTGTTTCACGTGAAACAAAGAACGACGATGTTTCACGTGAAACAAAAGAAGTCGATTACAGTAAGTACAAGGCGATTATCGCCGAGATGAAGGAGGACTAACAATGAACAAGTACAAGAACATGCTTGAGAAGAAGAACGACCTCATTGTTCGCGCCGAGAACATCCTGAAGGATGCCGAGGACAACAAGCGCGAGCTGACCGAGGACGAAGCCGCCGAGCTTGCCGAGATTCGTGACGATGTGCGCCGAATCAAGGAAGCCCTCAAGATTTCCGACGAGCTTGACGATGCGAAGGACAAGGAGCCGAAGCCCGCACCCGCACCCGCTGGCGGCAACGAGCCGACCCGTGAGGAACAGGAGACGCGAGCCTTCGAGAACTTCATCCGTGGTCGTATGGTTCACGAGCGAGCTGGCGAGCTGACCAAGACCGATAACGGCGCGGTCATCCCGACCACCATCGCCAACCGAATCATCAAGAAGGTCTACGACGTTTCGCCCGTCCTTCAGCGCTCGCAGAAGTACAACGTCAAGGGCAAGATTACCCTTCCGTTCTACACTGACGGCATCACCGTTGCCTACGCGACCGAGTTCACCCCGCTGACTTCTTCCAACGGCTCGTTCGACAGCATCGAGCTGGACGGCTACCTCGCTGGCGCACTGAGCAAGATTTCGAACAGCCTGATTAACAACTCGCAGTTCGATATCGTCTCGTTCGTGGTCAACCAGATGGGCGAGGACATTGCCCGCTTCATCGAGCATGAACTGCTTATCGGCACGACTGGCAAGGTCACGGGTCTTTCCACCCTGAAGCCTTCCATCACGACCGCTGCCGCCACCGCTATCACCGCCGATGACGTTGTCAAGCTGAAGGACTCAATCAAGGACGTGTATCAGGGCAGCGCGATTTGGATTATGTCACCCGCGACCCGCACCGTGCTTCGACTGCTGAAGGGTTCGGACGGTCACTACCTGCTGAACGACGATATCTCGACCCCGTTCGGCACTTCGCTTCTCGGCAAGCCCGTTTACGTATCCGACAACATGCCCGACATGGCTGCTGGCAAAACTGCCATTTACTACGGTGACCTCACGGGTCTTGCGACCAAGTTCTCCGAGAACATCTCCACTCAGGTTCTCCGCGAGAAGTACGTTGACGAACACGCCACTGGTGTCATCTCGTGGTTCGAGTTCGACTCGAAGGTTCAGGACTCTCAGAAGCTCGCCGCGCTCGCTATGAAGAGTGCCTAGCATGTTTCGGTCTGGGGATTCGCCCCAAGAGTGGAGGGGATAGAGAATGAACCAGATTGACAAGGTTTCAGCCGTCACCCCAGCCGACCTTGCGGAGTACCTGCGGGTCGGCGAGGTGACGGATTCCGAGCGTGGGTACATGAGCACCATCATCGGTGCGGCGAAGGCGTACATGTGCAAGTACACGGGACTCACCATCGAAGGGCTTGACAGTTCGAACGATTTCGTCATCGTGCTGCTGGTACTCTGTCAGGACATGTACGACAACCGTGCCCTGTACGTCGATTCGTCCAACGTCAACCTCACGGTTCAGAGCATCCTTGACCTGCATTCGGTCAACCTGCTTCCGAAGGTGAGCGCAGATGATTAACGCAGGGAAGTACAACCACCTAATCAGAATCGTCAGGGTCGTGAGGACGTATGACGAGGACGGCTTTCCAATCGACTCGGAGGAAACCATCCTTGAGCCGTGGGCGGAGGTCAAGACAACCCGTGGAATGACACTAATCCAGAACGACACCGACTTCGAGAAGGCGTACACGAGGTTCACGATTCGGTATCCCGTGACCGATATCGACCGAGATATGATTATCCGATTCAACGGCAAGATGTACACCATCGAGTACCTCAACAACGTCGATGAAGCGAACGTCGAGCTTGAGATTCAGGCGAAGGAGGTGACACACTAATGGCAAGGTTCGATGCGGAACTGCCGACAGAGCTTATCAGGCAGATGGACGAACTGAGCAACAACGCCGAGGACATGCTCAAGGAGATGACGCAGGCGGGAGCCGACACAGTGATGAACAACGTCTTGTCAAACCTGCCGTCTGGGTTCCGTGGCTCGGATATCATGACGTGCCTGAAGAAGACGAGGGCGTACAAGACCCCGTCCGATGACGGCATCAACACGAAGGTCGCATTTTACGGCTACTTCAGGAACAAAGCGGGCAAGAAGACACCCGCACCGTTGGTGTGCAACCTTTTCGAGTACGGTCGTTCCAGCTCTGACTTCCCAAAACACCCGTTCATGCGGAAGAGCTTCCGAAAAGGAGAGATTGAAGCCGTCATGATGCAGGTGCAGCAGAAATACATCAAGGGGGACTAGGCATGAGCGCAAACGCCGAGATTATCAAGGCATTCGATGGCTTCACCGTGAACGGTGTGGAGATACCCGTGCGCTTCATGCATTACGACGGTCACGGCGAGCCTTATATCGTCTTCTCGCGGGAGTACGACGATAACTCATATTCGGGTGACGATAGCATTCTGGGCTACGTCACCTTCTTCGATTTCGATATCTATTCAAAGGGCAACATGCTTTCCATCAAACGTGCCGTAATCGATATCATGGACGGCATAGGCTGGACGTGGCAACCGTCCCGTTCGTCTGGCGATATGTACGAGTACGATACGGGCTACTACCACGTGACGCTCAATTTCGCAAAGGAAAGGGGAATGTAAAATGGCGAAGATTGGTCTTACAAACCTTTGGTGGGGCATCCTCACCGAAGCAGCAGACGGTACGCCGAGCTACGGTGCAGCGACCTCGTTCGGCAAGGCTGTTTCCGCGAAGGTGGAGACAACCAACAACGATGCGAGCCTTTACGCCGACGATGTTCTCGCCGAGAGCGACAAGACTTTCGCTTCGGCAAAGGTGACGCTCGGTGTCGCAGACGATGACGATACCGTGTTCGCGCCGATTCTGGGTCACACCGTCAGCACCGAGAGCGGCACCAAGGGTGAGATGGTTCGAAACGCGAATGACACCGCGCCTTACGTCGGTCTGGGTCGAGTCATCACCAAGATGGTAAACGGCAAGTACGTGTACAAGGGCGAGTTCCTGTACAAAGTCAAGTTCTCGGAGCCGTCTCAGGACGATGCCACGAAGGGCGAGAGCGTTTCGTTCAGCACGCCCGAGATTGAGGGTTCGGCTTCCGCGCTTGCGAACGGCGATTGGAGCGCGGCGCAGACTTTCAACACGAAGGATGCGGCAGTCGCTTGGGTCAAGGGCAAGCTCGGAACGGCTTCCGCCTAGTGCGACCGCAGAAGTGCGACAATAGGGGTCGTGGGGCGCTCATGCCCTGCGACCCGTTTTCGTAGAGAGGGGAAATGGACGTGAAGAGCACGACAATCAAGTACAAGGACAAGGAATACAAGCTCGTCTTCGACCTCAACGTGATGGAGGAAATTCAGGACGAGTACGGGAGCATCGAAGAGTGGGGCAAGCTGGTCGAGCCTGACGAGGGTGAGCCGAACATCAAAGCTTTGGTCTTCGGTGTCATGGGGATGATTAACGAGGGCATCGAGATTGACAACGAGGACAACGACACCATCGACCCGCCGATGACCAAGAAGCAGGTGGGTCGTATGCTCACCGAGGTCGGTCTTGAGGTCGCTGCGAGGGCAACCAAATCCGCAGTCGTTGAGTCTACCGAGGACGATTCAAAAAACGCATAATCCACGACGATGACGTGATTTTCGACTACGACCCAGTCATCGACTTCGAATGGTACCGCTACATAGGACGTGCGAAGTTGGGTCTTTCCTCGGATTCGGAGGTCATGCGGCTTACGATGAAGAGGTTCAGGAAGAGGTATCAGGCATACAAGGACTCGTTCGATATCGAGAACCTTCTACGTGTAAGCGGCAAGACATACGCATACCTTGACAAGAAGGCGAACGAGGACGAGGACTGGTTTTAGCGGGAGGTGATTTTATGGCTAGTTTCGGTGGTTCGGTAAAACTTACTGGCGAGAGCGAGTACCGCGCCGCGCTGAGGAACATCACCCAGAGCTTGCGCGAGGTTTCGTCGGAAATGAAGCTCGTTGCATCCGAGTCTGGTAGGAGCGACACGAGCACACAGCAGCTTGCTGGCAAGTACAACGAGCTGAACCAGAAACTTGAGGAACAGCGCGGCAAGCTCGCAAAGCTCAGGGAACAATACTCGCAGATGAAGGGCGAGTACGATTCGAACGTTGCGAAGCACGACGAACTCGTTGCATCTTACGAGAAGGAACAGCAAAAGCTTGAGCAAATCGGTCGGGAGCTGGGTGAGAACAGCCCTCAGTACAAGGAGCAGGAAGAGGTCGTGAAGCAGCTCGCATCCGAGGTCGATAGGAGCGCAGCGGCGAACGACAAACAAGCCCAGTCGCTTTCGAAGATGAAGGTGCAGCTCAACAACGCCGAGACTTCCGTGAACAAGATGGAAGCCGAGGTTTCGAGCATGGGTGACCAGCTCGAAGAGTCTGCCGACTCTGCCGACGATATGGCGAAGAGCGCCAAAGACATGGGCGATGATGTGGAGAAGGCGGGAAAGAGTGCCGAGAACGCTTCGGGCGGCTTCACCGTCCTGAAGGGTGCGCTCGCCAACCTCGCAAGCAACATCATCCAGTCGGCAATCTCTGGAATACAAGACCTCGCGGGCGAGGCAATCAACAGTTCCGACGCGCTGAAGAAGTTCGAATCGACCATGAGCTTCGCAGGCTACGACGATTCTCAGATTCAGGCGGCTCGTGACTCGATGAAGGAGTACGCCGACAAGACGGTGTACGACCTCAACACAATCTCGAACACCACGGCACAGCTCGCGGCAAACGGCATCCCTAACTTCGAGGAACTTACGGAAGCGGCAGGCAACCTGAATGCCGTGGCTGGTGGCAATTCGGACACGTTCAGTTCCGTGGCGATGGTTCTGACTCAGACCGCTGGCGCAGGGAAGTTGACAACTGAGAACTGGAACCAGCTCGCCGACGCAATCCCAGGAGCTTCGGGAGTGCTTCAGGAAGCGTTGGAGAAGAACGGTGCGTACACGGGCAATTTCCGCGATGCGATGTCGGAGGGTCAAATCACCGCCGAGGAATTCAACCAAGCGATTATGGATTTGGGCTACACCGATGCGGCTCAGGAAGCGGCAACCTCGACGGAGACGTTCGAAGGTGCGATGGGCAACATGCAGGCTGCTGTCGTTGACGGCTTGATGCAGATTTACGACGCTATCGGCTCGGAGAACATCACGGGCTTCATCAACGGCATCACGGACACGATTTCGGCTGTCATCCCGCCGATAAAGAGCGCGGTTCAGTGGTTCGTGGACAACCTACCCGTCATCGGACCGCTGCTCGCTGGAATTGCCGCCGCGCTCGGTACGCTTATGGTCGCACAGCAAATCAACGAGCTGTCGATTGCGTTTTCGACATGGAAGGAAACGACGGAGGGCGTTACCATTGCGCAGAAGATACTCAACGCCACGATGCTTTCAAACCCGATGGTCGCTGTTGCCGCTGCGGTTGCCGCGCTCGTTGTGGGTCTAGTCGTTCTCTGGAATACGAACGAGGGCTTCCGCAACTTCGTCATAGGCGCATGGGAGAACATCAAAGAGACTGTATCGAATGTGGTCGATAGCATTTCAACCTTCTTCACAAGCACCGTACCGAACGCGATTCAGACGATGGTTTCATGGTTCCAAAGCCTGCCGCAGAACATCGCAACGTTCTTGTCTCAGGTGATTGGTAACGTTGTCAACTGGGCTACGAACATGGCTAACAAAGCAAAGGACGCAGGTTCGAAGTTCCTGTCGAACGTGGTGGGCTTCGTCTCGCAGCTTCCGAGTCGAATCGCAACGTTCTTGAGCAACATCATCTCGAACGTTGTCGCATGGGCTACGAACATGGCGAACAATGCGCGAAACGCTGGTTCAAAGTTCCTTCAGAACGTTGTGAGTTTCATATCGCAGCTTCCGAGCAAAATAGCTGGCGCATTAGGTCAAGTCATCAGCCGTCTCGCCACGTGGGTCGGTCAGATGGGCGCGAAGGGTGCCGAAGCAGCCCGTAGGCTTGTCAGCTCTGTCGTTAGCGGGTTGGCTAGTCTTCCGAGCAGGGTCGTGAGCATCGGCACGAACGTGGTTCACGGCATCTGGAACGGCATCAGCAGCGGTCTGGGATGGATTAAGGGCAAGATATCTGGATGGGTCGGCAATGTAATGTCGTTCATCAAGGGTCTGTTCGGCATCCACTCGCCTTCGACCGTCATGCGCGACGAGGTTGGTAAGTTCCTCGCTATGGGTATCGGTGTCGGCTTCGAGCAGGAGATGGGCAACGTCACCAAGCAGATGCAGGACTCAATGCCCGACCCGTCATCGTTCGCAATGTCTGCCGATGTTGCCTACAGCACGTCTGGGTACCAGAGCAGCGGGTATCAGGGCGGCGGTTACTCGCAGATGGTCGATGCATTCAAGGAAGCTCTCGCTGGAATGCGAATCGAGCTTGATGACGAGGTTGCTGGTAGGTTCGTTGAGCGAACCGTTGCCAATGCAATCTACGCTTTCTAGGAGGTGATGTTTTATGGCATATGAACGACCGTGGCTTACGCTCAACGGGGTGAGTTCCGAGAATATCGACGGGCTGCTTGTAAGCGAGCTTCCGCCAATCCGCAAGCCAGCAATGCGCTATGAAGCCGAGGAAGTTGACGGGCGCGACGGCGATATCGTCACGACTCTCGGATACAAGGCATATGACAAGACAATCAAGGTCGGTCTTCACGGTGACTTCGATATCGATATGGTCATCGAGTTCTTCACCTCGTCTGGGAGGGTCACATTCAGCAACGAGCCTGACAAGTGGTATTCGTATCAGGTGCTCGATGCGATAGACTTCGAGCGGCTTGTTAGGTACCGAACGGCAGAGGTCAAACTGCATGTGCAGCCGTACAAGCATTCGGTGATGGAACAGGCGAAGACGTGGGCTTTCGACAATGTGAGTCAGTCGGTCAAGGTCAAGAATTCTGGAAACACGTTCTCGACACCGACAATCACTCTCGCTGGTTCGGGTACGATTGGTCTGTACCTCAACGGGACGCAGGTTCTGACAATCACCATGCCTGACAGCGGGAGAATAGTCATCGACGTTGAAGGACAGAACGCCTACGACGGGGGGAACTTCGCAAACAGGCTCGTCATCGGTGACTACAGCGACCTCGCCCTGAAGGTCGGTACGAACACGGTAAGCTGGGTCGGGGACGTTGAGAGCATCACCGTCGATGGTTACTCAAGATGGATTTAAGGAGGTAAAAAATGGCAAACACTATTTCAAAAATCAGCGTTGACGGAACAAGCTACGACGTGCGAGATGATGCGCTTCACACAGTTGATAACGTGGTGGTTGAAAAATCAAGCAGTAACGACCCGAACAACAACCTCGAATATTGGCAGGTCGGGAACATTGTCGTTGCTTACGTTCATAAGTCAACAATTACGCAAGCCAATGGAAGCCTCGATGCGAGTATTGGCACATTGCCGAAGGCACCAGACAAGCCGCTGGTTTTTCCAGCAATTGTTAGGACTGGTACAGGAGGAGAGAGGTGGATTGGCAGGTTACTTATAGGAACAAGTGGTAATTTGTCTGTTACGCAAGCGGCAAACATGGGATTACCAAGCAACACAACGGTATGGGTCGAATGTGTGCTTACCTACATAACGTCGGAGTGATAAAAAATGATAGCAAGCAAATACTACGATATCGACATTGCAAACACTGGCGCACACCCGATAGTCAGGCTGAGTCAGTACGACGCTGGCGGTGTTGAGGTTGTTTTCACCGTGCATGACGGTTCTGAGCTTGCGAACATCGATGACTGCACTGCGAGGGTTGACGGCACACGCACAGACGGTGCAGCATTCTCGGTTTCCTGCGACGTGTCTACTGGCGCACAGGTTTCGTTCACCGTTGCACCTGAGATGACCAACGGGGCTGGCAAGCACGAAGCCGAGTTGGTGTTCATGAGCGGCGATAGCATCATGAGCACACAGAACTTCATCATCGACGTTGAGAGGGCTGCGATGCGGAGGGATGCCGCAGCCGTGGAAGAGGACCGCACGCTATACGACCAGTTCACGTCTTCCGTGACAGCGAACGTCAATGAGGCAACGACCGATATGACGAACAAGGTCAATGCTGCTATCGAGGACTCGCAGACGAAGACAGCGGCGGCGGTAAAAGATTCTCAAGACAAGACCGCTGCGGCAGTCGCGGATGCCAAGAGCCAGATGGACGCAATCATGGCTGCTGGCGCACAGAAGAAGATTTCAACCACACTGAACAGCGGGACGGACTACACGCTGACCATCCCAGAGTAAGGAGGTGAACGTGGATGGAGTATCTTTCTCAGGTGCGGGTTCTGGATACCGATTACAAGTTGATGGACGAGGAAGCGGCGCGGATAAACCACACACATGATGGGCTTATCCCGTCAGGCGGTACTACTGGGCAGGTTCTTGCAAAAGCTAGCAACACAGACAAAGACGTGACGTGGATTGACGCACCTTCTGGCGGGAGTCTGCTCAAAGCCTACCCAGTCGGGAGCCTGTACTTCAATGCATCAGATGCGACAAATCCCGCTGAGTTGTTCGGGTTCGGCACGTGGGAGCGGTTCGGCGAGGGTAGGATGATGCTTTCGGCATCGGACTCTCATGCTGCTGGAACGACAGGCGGCGAGGAAAAGCATACGCTGACCACGAGCGAGATGCCGAAGCACTTGCATCACACAAACTCGTATCAAGATGGTTACCCGACCGCCATCACGGGGAATGGTAAGTATTACACGCTCGTGTACAACAACACGATAGGAAACAACACTAACGCATCACCCATCACATCTAACACTGGCGGCAGTGCGGCTCACAACAACATGCCGCCATACATCTCGGTTTACGTCTGGGTGCGCACGGCATAGGAGGTGAGATAGGTTGATTCGAGTGTTCAGACCTACAGACAAGACGTATGCGAGCAACGGTGACGTGGTTGTGCAGCCGCTCAAGGCTACCGTCCACAAGGAGGACAACGGGGACTACTATCTCGACTTCGCCTGCGGCACACAGTACCAGCAGTACATCGTCCCCAACAACATCATCGTTGCCGACACACCGCAAGGAGCGCAGGCATTCCGCATCCTGAATCCTTCCGTCTCGCAGACGAAGATAACGTGCAAGTGCTGGCATGTGTTCTATGACTCACAGAACTACCTTATCGCCGACTCGTATGTTGTCGATAGCAACTGCAACGTTGCGCTCGACCACCTGAATACGGCAACCGAACCTGCGTCACCGTTCACGACCATCTCGGACGTTGGAACGGTCGATAGCTTCAGGTGTGTTCGTAAGAGCTTGTATGAAGCAATCCAGACCGTGCTTGAACGTTGGGGCGGTCATCTGGTAAGGGACAATTGGAGCATAGGCATCCGTGCGCACATCGGCAACGACAACGGCATCACGGTGCGCTACGGCAAGAACCTTCAGAGCATCAAGGCAACATACGATTGGTCAAACGTCATAACAAAGATTCTTCCAGTTGGAAACGACGGGCTGCTGCTCAACGCGAACGACCAGAGCGAGTCGATATACATAACGTCTTCTGTTCAGTACGACGTGCCCTACACCAAGACCGTATCGTTCTCGCAGCAATCAATCAACAAGGATGACTACGGGAGCGACGAAGAGTACCAAACTGCTCTGCTCGATGACCTGAGACAACAGGCAACAGGCTACCTCGATGACAACTGCGTACCGCAGGTCAACTATTCCATGAGTGCTAACGTTGAACGGGTGACCGATATCGGAGATACAGTCGAGGTCATTGACGAGAGAATCGGCATCAACATGATGACCAACATCATCTCGTTCGACTGGGACTGCATCACGGGGCGTTACACCAAGCTTGAGTTCGGGAACTTCCAGCCGAAACTCTCGAACCTAATCAACAACGTGACCTCAAGCGCGGAGAAAGCTGCGAGCGCGGCGGCTGGCGTGATATCCACCACGATTAATAACAACATCATCGACTCGGAGAACCGTATCAACTCGGTTCTCGCAGACTCTTACGTTATCAACGAGGGCAACCAGATTCTTGTCGTTGACACGCTGCCGAAGGAGACGGCGCACAACGTCTTGAGGATAAACTCGGCTGGTATAGGTTTCTCGCAGAACGGCATCAACGGCAGCTTCACAAGCGCATGGACAATCGACGGCACCCTGAACATGGGCGCAATCAACGTCATCAACATGACAGCCGACATGATTAGGGGCGGTACCCTGAAGCTCGGCAACTACGACAACCAGAGTGGCGTGATGGAGGTTCTTGCGGGTGACGGCTCGGTGCTCGGCAGGCTCGACAAGGACGGCTTGAAGATGTGGGCAACAGACGGCTCACGAATCGAGGTCGATGCGACACGTGGTCTTGTGGGCTACGATGCGAGCGGGACGGCTACATACGGCGCGACAAGCGGTGTCTTCTACATGCTCAACGGGTACATCCGTGACTCGCTCGTTGTGGGCGGGCTGCTGAAGATGGTACCGATAAAGACAGATTCGAGCGAAGGCATCGCCTTCGTTGCGCTCGCATAGGAGGGGATTAAATGGCACTGAGCGGAACGGTATCTAACGCATATCGCGGGTACACGCTTCAGGCGGTATGGAGCGCGACGCAGAACGCCGCTGGCAACTACTCGGACGTGACGGTGGTTCACAAGCTCGTCATCGCTTCCGCATACTCGCTCAACATAGCAAGCAGGTCGAATTCCTGTTCTGTTGACGGAGTTGTTCAGGGGTACACGTCACCCGCAATCAACCAGAAGGGCGGCACCGTCACTCTGGGGACAACCGTGCATCGTGTGTACCACAACTCGGACGGCACGAAGATATGCACCATGAGCGACACGTTCAACATCAACGCAAGCATCGACGGGACTCAGGTTTCGAAGATTGTCGCATCTGGCAGCTTCCAGCTCAACCAGATTGTCCGCAGCGCGACGATAACCACAGCGACCGACTTCACAGACGAGGGAAACCCGACGTTCTCGTACACCAATTCGGCTGGGTACACCTGCGACGCATACCTTGAGTTCACTGGCGGGACAATCATGCGTAGCGGGGCGGTGAGTCAGGCAAGCGGCAACTACGAGTTCGTACTGACAGACTCGGAGCGCACCACACTTCTGAAGGCGAGCGCAAGTTCGAAGACGTTGGCTGTTCGATACGTGGTTAGGACGAGCATCAACGGCACATACTATTACTCGCACATCGACCGAACGATGACGGTCGTTAACGCTGCGCCGACCTTCGGCGATGTGACCTACAAGGACACCAACGCGACCACGACGGCAATAACGGGTGACAACCAGCGAATCATCCAAGCTCATTCCGTTCTTGCCGTGACCTTCTCGGCTGCTACGGCGAAGAAGGGCGCGACGATAGCTGGTTACACAATCTCGTTCGGCGGCATCACAAAGCAGGTGACCGATGCTGGTACCGTCTCGCTCGGTGCGGTCGATGTTTCCACGTCCCAAGACCTGAACGTGACCGTCACGGACAGCCGAGGTTTCACGGCTGCGTCCAAGGTTTCCGTGACCGTCGATGACTACTCCGTACCAACCGCGATAATCGACCTGCACCGCCTGAACAACTTCGAGCCTGAGACGTACATCACCGTCAACGCACGGTATGCGTACCTGAACGGCAAGAATTCGGTGACAATCACGGCGAAGATGAAGAAGGTTTCGGAGACTTCATACGGCAGCTCTATCGCGCTCACAGACGGTGTGCAGTCAACCGTGACCTGCGACAGAGACTCGGCTTATGACTTCATCGTGACCGTTGCCGACAGGCTCGAATCCACCGATTACAGCCTAGCTCTGGGCAAGGGCATTCCAGCATTCTTCATCGACGTTGCCAAGGCGAGTGTGGGCGTGAATTGCCTACCGACCGAAGAGAACGTTCTTCAGCTCGGTGACCTCGCATGGCTCACGGCTCAAGGTGCGTATCCTGTCGGCAGCGTTTATATGAACATGAACAACGTCAATCCCGCTACGCTGTTCGGTGGAACGTGGCAGTCGATAGGCGGCAGGTTCCTGCTGGGTGCAGATTCATCGTATGTTGCTGGAAGCACTGGCGGAGAGTCAACCCACAAGCTGACCGTATCCGAGATTCCGAAGCACAACCACACGCTCGACAACTACAACACGACGGCTGGAAACACCACGGCATACATGACCGTTCAGGCTCAGGCGAAGGTGGGCTACAACGGCAACGTGCAGACGCTCTACACTGGCGGTGACGGCTCGCACAACAACATGCCGCCCTACATGGTCGTGTACATGTGGCAGCGCACGGCATAGGTGTTTCACGTGAAACAAAAAAGCCCCTCATATTGGAGGGGCGTTTTTTTCAAAA